GGTTCTTTCAGCTTGCTCCAATAAGAAATTCTGTTCTTGTTCGTTCATTAGTCTTGGCGGTGTTTCTTTGCCAAAGATATTTTGTTTACCGTATTCGGTTGTAGTAGTCATTAAATTCAAAGTAGGTGATAGGCGATGATGAAGGTTCAGGTCGCCATGACTATCTAAAATTGAACATCTGATCGACTTAGTTTGTCTATCACGTCTTGTCTATAAGCTGGGTCAAGATCATAGTCAGGATGACTCATAGCTTTAACAACTTCTGCCTGACTTCTGTATACATCACCCGAAGTCTGTGGTGCTTTACCAGTTAACATTCTTCCTTCGTATCCGTTTGCGTTATCGTACTGAGCTTTTACACCATTAAGAGCTAGTTGTATTTGATTTGCATCTCCACTTTCTACTATCTGATCAAATGATTCAATAGTATTACTATCTAAATTATGCGTAGCCCAATCTAATACTCTATTGTAATTTTCTTCTCCACCAACTGAGTTGTGGATTGAATTAACTTGAGCATCAGTTAAATCTACTGATGCAGGTGTAGCTTGTGGCTCTTCATAACCTAACTCTTTAGCTTTAGCGTATAAATCTTTATATGTTTCTACTAAATCAGTAGTACTTATATCGTTGAACTTAGCAAGGGTATCGGGTGTTAGCTCACCTTTCTCTTCAAACTCAGTAGCCGCTAAGGTCATAGCCTCAACAGCTGGTGTGATTTCAATAGGCGACTCAGGAATTTCATCTGTTGTTTCTTCAGTGGAAGCTTCTGCTGTCTCTTCCTCACCCGAACCCATTTTCTTTTGGAGTTCGATATAAGCCTTCTCTAACTGTTGGGCATTCTCATACTTACCAGCTAGTAGTTGATTTTCTTGTTCTTGTATTTGTTCACCAACTTGCAGGGAATCTTGTTCCTCGGAAGTCAGATTATCTGCTGATGTTTGCTCAGTAGTGTTGTCGAACGTTAATGTTTCTGCCATTTATTCTTCTATGTTAGGTGGTTCCTCTAAGGATTCTTCGCCTTGTTCTGATAGTGATGGGTTCTTTGAGGGGTCCATAATGGGAGAACCCATTACTTGTCCCATCTGCTCAACCATTGCTTGTTGCGATTGAGCTTCAGCTTGTTGCTGCATTTCAGCTTGTAGTTGTTGTTCTGTCTTAACAAGATTAAGAACATCAATACCTTGTGAAGCTGCTAATCGTTTGATGTATTCACTTGGATCAATGAATTTCATCAATGCCTCTGGTCCCATTGTTTGAGCAATGGTTCCAATAAATTGAGTAAGGCTTTCTCTATCTTGTCCTCTACCTAATGCATTTACACCAGCAACAATCTGTGGTCTAACAATGTCTTTAGGTATCTTAGGTAGTTGATTACTACGTTGAAGTATATGTAGAGTCCTATCCAAATATGGAATAAGAAATTCTACTGTGAGCAACGAGAATAAACCTCCTAATTGTTGCTCTAATTCTAACTGAGTTAAGCGTACTTCCTCAGCTGTGGTGCGTTCACTTTGCCTAATATTTAGGATAAGGAAAGCATCACTTATTCGTCTTTCAATTGCTTGAGCTTGCTCTGCAGCTGTTCTAAAGTCAGCAGTTTTTCCAACTTGTATTACTGCTACATCCTCTGGTCTACCTTGTACTATCGCACCGTTACCTGCGTCTGCAATAGTTTTTGGTTTGGTAGTAGAAGATGGTGAAACCAGGAATAAAACTTTTGAAGCTGCACTAGCCCCTTCGACAAGAGCTTGACTTAAATTATTAAGTGATCTCATATCACCTAAGAATTCTTCGACTCGACCTCGACCGTAGTCTTCTCCATCGACGGTATTAAACCTGAGAACCAGCCATGGGCTTGTGTTCTTTGGAGCTGTACTACGAGTACCTTCAATAATCTTATCAAAGACCTCTTGGTGCCAAGACCAACGTCCACTCTTATCATCTATCTTGACGCAGGTATAAACCTCAACGTCTTTGTCATCAGTTCCATAGCCACCTTTGGACTCGTCAACAACTGAATTAGGTTGCTTAACTTCCTTAGGTAAGTCTAATAACTTGCGACTAATAAGTTCCTTTGTAACGATCTCTATGACGTTTCCGTTTCCGTCACGATTAACCACGTAACGGTTGAGGGGATAGTGCTTGAGACCATCTTTGCCCATAAATATTAAAGCGTTACCAGAGACAACTAAATGTTTTAATGCTTGGTTAAGAACTACTCTGTCACTAGAGGCATTGATGTAATCCATAACCATCCTCTCCATCTTGGCAAAGGACAGGTCTAGTTCACTTCTTACCTCTGGTGAGATCTCTTCACCTAGCTTATCGTCTCTGATCTGTAGCTTGAAAAATGTTGTCTGTGGTGGTAGCAGCGCAAGACCTAACTTGGCACTGAGGTTGACAACTGCTTTAGCACCTACTGATTGCCAAGGTGTCCTTAGCATCTTGTGGTTACTGTTTGTATCTTCTTTAACTAAATAGGGCAGCGTAAGTTCTGAACATTCAACTGCTGTACTAAGGAACTGTGTACGATTTGAGGACAGTTGATTGTATCTTTCTCTAGCTGTTTCCATTAGTATGCTGCTGCTGTTTTAGGTGTTGTGATACCGCCTGTCTCTTGGCTAGTACCACCTATATTTGAACCAAGACCACTTGTTTGAGGAGTATTAGATGCACCTGTTGATTGGTTAGGATTACCTTGTCTTATCTTTCTTAACTTCGCAGTCTTACTTGCTTCAGTTTCAGCTTTAGTTGTTTCTTCTTTTGTTAGTTCATCATCACCTTGCACACCTGTTTGATTAGGTAGTTTTGTTCCAGGTGCTGCTGTTTGCTGGAAGTTTGATGGTTTAACGTCTTGTTGTTTACCACCAAAGATCCTATTAGCTAACGATGGTAAGATCATCGGTGCTATAAATTTTAGGACTGGTAGTGCTGCTGCTCCACACATTAGATTTCATCCTCCATGATTGAGTTGATATATTCAATGACACTGGCTTGACCAGCTCTGTACATAATTGATTCGATTGGTTCTTTAGGATGGATGGGTTTCCAACCGAAGTTTGCCTCAAGTTTATCTATAAGCTGATCTAATCTTTCGTTATGAAGCTTAAGAGTATTGAGGGAGATTTGGGTTTGCATGTTCGAAAAAGGCTGGCATCCTAGCTGCTTTGGTGGCAGAAAGCTCTGGAGCTTTGCCGTTATACATCAAATTGTCGCTAGAATCGAGCCAAAATTTTTTGCTTAAATATTTATCGCCATAGGTATTCTTGCCTAGTGGCTCCATTATCCAGTTAATCGTGGCTTTCCTAAGTTTATCCAGAGATTGACTCCAAGATAAGCCCATATCGAGACATACAAGGCTATTAGTGGCCACGTGTACCTGTTCGTCTCGGGAAATATCAGCTGATACCGTTCTGAGACCAGCATCGCCGTTATACCTAAAAAAAGGCAAAAGTACAAAGAAGATAGCACGTTCTATAACTAAAGCTTTTGTAATCATGTGATCAGGGTGCGCTTCCCACGCATCCCTAAGTAGGAAAGCTTCTTTCTCTGCTTTCTCATCAACGCCTATAGCGTTTGTTATGTAGCCAAGGGCAAGATCATGCTTGATCTCATCCTTGACGTTTGATTCTAGGAGTTTCCTAGCACTATCAGGTACATCCTTCTCAAGAGCATCGGAGATAAAATCCCCCACTGGTAGCTCCATGTGACGTATTGCCAAAGCTCTGTAGATGGTCTCTTCAGCTCCTGCTTTAAGTGTTCCTCCTGTTGTCTGGACAGGAGTCCAGGTTCTCTTACGGTTAAGTAACTTCTCATACGGGTTCATTCTTGACAATCGCATTGGGGTTCGTTGTTTAGAATCCCTTGCAAGTAATCTTGGACATCGTTCTCGTCTAAAGCTGCATAAGCATCGCTCTTATCCTGAACATCTCCCATTACCTGTAGGGAATAATATAAAGATGTTTGGGGACTATTTAGCCACTCTTCAACGAACTGTTCGTCGTAGGTTACAACATCACTCCAAGAGTTGAAGCTGTATCCGTGAAGAAGCCCTGTGTGATTGAACATATACATAAGCTCGTCAGCTACCTTCTTATAGGCATCCCAACCAACCTCTGAGGCGATTTCTACATCACCATATTTATATGTCTGTACACCAAATGTACCAGAGTCACGATCAACACTCCGAGCTATAGGAGGTGCGATCTCTGGTGTGCAAGTAAAGCCTTCTCTGTCTTTACTGCGATATGAACAGCTTGCGGTAGGAGCGATAGCAAATGCTCTCTCCATCTCATAACTTCTAGCAACTTCAGCCGCACTCTGAATGCCTTTATAAAATTCACCAGCAATAAGACCAGCTGTACCTAGTCCAGGTATGCCATCATTTACTGCTTGTAATGCATCACCAAACTTTTCGTAGGTGACGTTGTTTTGTCTTAGTAAGTTTGCTAATCCAAGTACCCCGAGTCCAACTTGCCTATCCGTCTCCGAGGGGAGGTATTCTCCAGAACCATCAACGCCTGTTTTGCTATGGAGGTCGCACAAGTCGGACATACCTTCAGTGAAAGCACCTTGCAAGTCTCCGATTTTACAGGCACCGAGATTAACATGCTGCAAGAGGCAAGTTCCTCGTGATGGCAGGTATACTTCGAGGCAAACGTTTCCTCGGATTCTTTTT